AAATTGGGGCATCTCGTGCAGCATCACGACCGGTTAGTTTAGACTGACCAGTTAGTAATCCTGTATTAAGATACCCAAGAAAATTGAACTCTGAATTGCTATAACAATAAAGTTGAGAATTCACAGTTAGTACCTTAGGATGAACATAGTTCTTCCCAAGAGAAAGAGAAAAACCCACCCGGGCAATCTCTTCAATCCAAAGAGAATATAGTTCGGAATTGGATCGAAACAAAATATCATCTCCGTTCACAAGAACAGGGAGATCCTCCATTTCAATCTTCTTCTTAGTATATCTCTCGAGAGCAATCCAATAACATACCAGATTAATTGTACAAAGGATAGGAAAGGATAAAACCGATCCCATTAATTGTCCATTAGTCTGAATGAAGCTCGAAAGAGCTCCCTCTGACTTTTTAACCATAACATCTGGATAATGAATCTCCTGTTCATAAAGAACATCACGGAGTAAATCCTTATCTAGATCTGAATAATTGGTCTTACATAAGGATGCTTCAAAAGCACTCTTAGTATACCAAAGATTCAATCCATCGGTTGCCGCGGAGTAATCACCAGAAACCCAATTAGGGAAATCTAAACCAAGTTTAGACTCCCGATCGAGTAGACGATGAAGATCCGTAGGATCTAATGGACGGTTAGTTAGAGAGAATTGGGGAAACTTTGAAAGATACGACCAAAGGTCTTTCTGATAAAACCTGGAAAACCAGTATTTAAAGGAATCACCTTTTGTAATAAGTCGAACTTTTAAAGGTTCACAAACTGCTGAAACTTTCACACTCGACGTCCCTAGACATGCGTAAGATCGCACCTCGTCTAAAGAAGGTTTATACACACCGTGTATTTCTTCTATATGACCTGGAGAGATCTCCACCATATCTAGTAATGAGGAGAATGAAAGTTCGGATTGAAGAACTTTTCTAATATACTCTCTCGCTCCTCCTTCAGATCTTACAGCTTGCCAAGAGGCAGCTGGGGAAGCTTCGACTAAACGAGGCTTAGAAGGATGGAAACTTTTGAAGAAACGATAAAAATACGTCTCGTAGAAGAAATAATCTTCTGCAGTAATTGTTGGCTTGATACTTAGAGCTGCCTTGTGTTTGAGCATTGATTCGAGGATAAAATCCTCAGATACAACTGCACATCCACGTTTGACACCTTGTAAGTATCCTGCCCACAATCTAGTATTTTTATTGTTAAAAGAAACAAGACGATTCTTAAGAATACGTTTGATCTTTCCTCGAAAGACGAGAGGGTTAGTAGAAAACCCGGCAGGAACATGGGGAAGTTCCTGATGCAAGTACCTAGCCATAGGCCAGGCTGTTGTGTACTTCGCGAATTTAATAAAAGACCCGCGAGGCCAATCTTTGGCTTGAACAAACAAGTCAAGTTGGTCAGAAAGTGGTAAAATTCCTATCACGGGAATACTATCATTGAGTACCTCTAATACAGAACGACTGTAATAGAGAGCATCAAAAATAGATTCCCCAGGAATAAACCACTTGGTTGGTGTTCTCTTCAGACCCCCAAGAAAGGATAAACACTCGAGTAATCGAGTATTATCCTTTTTGGGATTAAGGTTGAAGAGGACTTCTCTTTCCGGACCACTCCGGATTAGGGAGCCAATCATCTCATCGAGTAAGGTCAGACCGTTTAACGGTTGAGACCTAGTGCGTGTAACTTTGCTACTCTTAGTGAAG